AGGAGCCGCTGGTCGATGATCGAACGAAGCTGCGAGAAGTCGTCAAGAATCTGACGGCTCGCCTTCATCCAGTGGGCAATGACCTTCGCCGAGGTCGTGACCAGATCGAATTTCAGGTCCGACTCCGGCTTGGCCGCCGTTTCCGCGACGGGTGCCGCCGAGTTGGTGAAGCCCGTTTCACGGACGTATTCCAGCGCATTGCCGTCCATGCGGCCCGGCGAAATCAGGTCACGAACCGTCAATCGCCGCTGCGGCAGGGCAAGGATGCCCGGCAGGCGCGTGGTTTCGACGGCGGCCCCGGCGGCGCCCGCCGTGTCGGTCGTTGCGGAGGTGATCGTCGCCTTAAAGCGAACGTCCGCCTTGCCCTTGCTCGGGCTGGACTGCGCCCAGTCCTTAACACCCTGGTCCTCGACGAACTGCTCGCCGATGGTCTTTTCAGGGGTGTTTTTGTTGCCGCCGCCGCGTGCGAGCTTTTGCTCGATGTCGGCGACCTGCTCTGTCAGGGCATTCATTTTCAGGAGAGACTCGTCGGCCTTTTCCTTCAAATCGTCGGTCATACCGACGCCCTTGGCGGCCTCGGCGAGTGCCTTTTCGGCAATCTCCTTGACCTGATTCATGGTCTTGTCGAATTCGGCTTTGACCTCCAGAGCCAGCTGCTCGGCGGTCTTTTCTACAGGGTCCGGCATAGCGGAGTCCTTTCGCAGTGAGGGGAAAAATCAGCCGCGCAATAGGGCTTGAAGAAACGCGGCCTGCTCGTTCGCCTTGCTGCCCTCGGACTCACTCCGAATGGCCTTCGCATAGCCGACAGAGGCGATCTGTACGGCTGCGCTTTTCGGGAAGCCTGCATCCCGCAGGATTTCCTCGAATTCCTTCGCCGGCATCGGCTCGCCGTCGCGGAAGCACCGCGCCAGTTCTTGGAGACGCTCGCCGCGCCGCGCCAATGCCTCTAACTCTCCGAATTTGACGGCCTCGATCCGCGCCCGGCGATTGGCCGGGAATGCGACCGGGGAAATCTCGTAAAGCTCCAGCTTTTTCAGGAGGCGGACATTGCCATCCGGCTCTGTCTCGATTTCGCGATATCCGATGGAAAGCCCGCCGATTGCTTTTTGCAGCATCAGCGCGCGCACCTCTCGCGCCTTCTGGACCTCAAGGATCAGCCGCCCTTTGCCGTAGAGCCCCTTGGCATCTTCGGCCAAATCCTCCCAAACGCCGATCGGATTGTCGGGATCGTGCTGCCAGAGCATCAGGACGTTGGTGCCCTCGCGGCGGTGCTTGGCGAGGCTCTCCACAAAGGCGCCTGGAACGACCTTTTCGCCGTAGGCATCCACATTGCCGAAAATTGAGCCGTAGCCTTCGAAGGTGCCGTCCTCGGTCAGCTCCTTGACTTGGAGGGTGAAATCTTTGGTTTTCATGGTACCGGTTCCTGATTTTCGGCCGGCGCCGGCAATGCCTCCTGTTGCTTGCCCGCCTCGGTGATCGGCACGTTTTGCATCTGCATGCGCGGCACATCGCCGCCCTCGACGCGAGGCAGGTTTTCCTTTTCCCGGACCTCGTTGATCGTCATCCAGCCGTTGGTCAGCGCCGATTGATAGAAGGCCGACCGCGCCGTGCTATCGCCGCGCAGCAATCCTTCCAGATTGAATTCAATGGTGAGCCCGGCGGCCCGCTCGGCCGGCGTAAGCAGCTGCTTTTCCAAAGCCTGCTCGATCCGCTTTAGGCGGCGGCGAAGCGTGAATTTCTGGAAGCCCAAAACCTGCTGCTCAAGACCAGAACCGAAGCTGGTCACCTTTTGCGTGTGTCCGACCATGAAGGGCGGGACGCCGAAGAACCGGCAGACCTCCTCGACCGAAAAGCCGCGCGATTCAAGCATCTGCGCGTCCTCGGGCTTGATCGAAAGCACATCGATTTTCGTCCCGCCCTCAAGGATGATCGGCCGGCCGCTATTCTTGGCGCCGATATATTTCTCCGAGAGCTTGGTTTCGGCCAGATTGCGCTGCTCGTCGGTAAGCCACCGCTCGAATGTCAGCGCCGTTTGCGCAATCATGCCGTTGCTGAATGTCCCGGCCGCCGCCCGATCGATCGCGCGGGCAAGGCCGAAAGCATGCCGGCCGAAATGCAAGGTGGACATGCCGCCGAGGGGATCGCCGCCAAAGCCGCGAATATGGAGAATAGCGCGGTCGCTGCCGACATGGTTCTCGCCGTCCTTGGTCCAGCGGTATTCGAGATTTCCATTCTCGAGCCGGCGGACGCTGACGCTATCCGGGCGCAAGGGCGTAAGCGCCGCCACCCGGCCGCCGCCATTCCTTTCGATCGCCGCGTAGGAATTGCCCCAAAGCTCGATAGAGGCCGAGGAGTATTCCCAAAAGTCGGTGGCCGTCTGGTCGTAATTCGGGCTGTCATGCAGGATGCGAAACAGCGGATGATCGCGCGCCAGCGTGCGCTCGCCCCGGCTGTTGGTCCGATAGACCATGAGCGGCAGCGATGCGATGGTGCCGGCCAGCAGATTGACGCAGGCCCATACAGCCGAAATCCCGAGGATGTTCTGGTCGGTGATCGGCTCGTCCGCGTCCGAGCGCTGGCCATCTGGATACCAGCCGTCCGGGGTGCGCAAGGACAGCCGCCGGAAGAAGGTCGCCATTTTGCGGAGGAGGCTCACGCCGCCGCCCCCGCGAGGCTGCGGAAATAGCTATCCATGCCCGCCCCGACCGCCTCGGGGTTCTTGCTCATCAGCATGGCCGCATCAAAGGCGGCGACGAGCGGGTCAATTTTCGCCTTGCCGGCGACCTGCTTGGTAATCAGCACCGCATTGCCTCTTTGTTCGACCTTTGCATTGCCGACGCACCACGCCATGAGCGGCGCGCCAGCGTGCCAAAGCGTGCCGTCCTTCAATTTGCGCTCTGTGCCTTGGATGACGCCCGAAAGGCGGTAGCCCTGCGGGATCGCGACGACCTGATCGCCAGTGATGCCGCGCACCGCCAGCGCATCGACCATGTTGGCGACGCCGACCGGATCGAGGCCGACGCCGGCCTTTTCGGGCAACAGCCCGGTATCGCGAACGCGGGCGATGATGTCCGCGACTTCCTCGAAATCCTGCGTCGGCGTCTCACAGATGGTCAGATCACCGTCGCGCTCGAAATCATGGAGCCGGTCGGCGATTTCCTTTCGCCGCGAGAGCACATCCTTATGCGCCCAGGCATGCGACCAGAGCCGCCATTCACTGCGATTGCGCTTGCAACGGCCGATCGCCGCCAGCCCGAATAGATCGTCCAGCCCGCCGCCATCGATGCCGAAAACGATGGCATCGGACTCGGCGATCAGCGAGTCGAGCGTGATCGACGGATCGGCCGCGCTTTCCCAATAGTCGGCGCCGAGCCAGCGGTCGTCGTGTAGCGCCACGCCGATTTCGACGTTCAGCCTTTGCGACGCCCACAGGCGCAGATCCTCGTCGCCCTTTTCGACTGCCGCCTGATAGCTCGATTTCAGCTTTTCCAGCGTGATCGAACGACCGAGGTTCGGATTGACCAGCGGCCAGACCGCCGGATCACGCCACACGCCGCTGCGCTGCACCTCCTCCGGGAATTCATAGAGGATCGGCAGCATACGGCTTTCTTTGATCCGGCCGTCCCGGACGCCGCGCGCATAGCGGAGTTCGGTCTTGAAGGCACCGGCCGGCGGCTCGTCCGATTGCGTGGTGATCATGACCAGCACCGATTCCGGCGCCGGCATGCCGTTGCGAATCTGGACGATGATCCGGGCGGCGGCGGCCATGGACGACATAAGGTGCAGTTCGTCCAGCAACACGAAAACCGGCTTGGAGCCGGTGACGACCTTCATGTCGAAGGTCTTGACCTTGAGCCGGGCTTTGTTGCGCCGGTCCAAAATCGTCTTCGTATGGTGCGCGATATGGAACCGCTTGCTCAGATAATCGTCGGCCTCGATCATCCCGACCGCCTGTTGAAAGGCTTGGTCGGAGACCTCATGCGTCGGCCCCACATAGATGAATTCGGCATGCGGTCGGGAATTCATCAGCAAGGCCGTCAGCGAGACCCCGGCGCCGCCGGTCGTCTTGTT